TTACCTTTAGCTTCATTACAAAGCTTACACATTGTTTGATAGTTACTAATATCATCAATACCACCTTTTGAACGTGGTAAAATATGATCTTTTGTCATTAAAATTTCATCACCATTATCATCAACTGCATACAAATTCAGATGATATGTTTTATCCTGAAAATGTCTTTCTTTTGCAAAATATTTACCTTCAATTCCGCAAATTGCACATTTACAACCTTTAGTGAAAAAAGTCTGGTATCTCTGGCTATTACCTTTTATTAAATCCCCATCGAAATCAACTTTTGCAAGTCTTTTATCTTTTTCAAACAAAACATCTTTTGTTTTTTCTTTAACTTCATCAATAGAGTAAATTTCTTTGCGAATCAAATCCTCATGTTTTAATTTTTGCTTTAGTTTTGATTTGCAAAATTGCTTAGTTAATAAAACATTACAAATATCTTCATTACTCAAAATATTCAACAAATCTTTTACTGTTTTAATCTGGTTAGGAATATAATCAGAAAGTAAATGTCTATTCCAAACAATCTTAAAAATTTCTGTATCCAAATTTGGCGATAATGGATTATTATTCTTGGGAAAACTCGTATTTAAGAAATCTTCAATAGTTTCATATTTGTCTAATAACTCCTTATCATTAAAACGATAATGAAATTTAAGACCTTTAAAAAATTGCCTTTTGCTCATGGTGACATCTCCTTTAAAATTTTATTGTCACTTATATATTCTCTCTTTTATTTGGAAATCGTGAGCAGAAACGCTCTTAGATAAAATCAAAATGAAATGCTTCTTTACTCTGACTCTTTATTTTCATTTTTATGTTGTAGATATTCAAGGAACTCCTCAATCATATCTCTATCATCATCAGACATAACCTTTTCTGGTTTCTTAGTTTCAGATAGTCTCTCCATTAATCTTTCAATTTTGGAATTAGTATCATCATTTGATAAATTAACAATTGTTCTAAAAATGGTACATAATTCATCTGTTCCATCTAAGTAATTACACCATACTTTATCTGCTGTCTCTTTATCTGTCGCAGTTTTTAAATTTTCATAGCTCCAAGCCATTCCTTGTGCTATACCTAGTTCATATGCTTTATACATTGGTGTTTCTTTTGAAATATCTTCCCACTTTTTCGCAATGTAATTACTTACCTTATATTTACTCATAATCTTATTCTCCCATCTGATCTACAATACTCTGTAATTTGTCAATATATATTTGAGCTTCTTCCTTGTTAAAAATTTTAAAATCACATGGAACAATAGCAGCTCCGCATTTATCTAAAATTCCTGCATTCTCCCAAGCTTTATAGAACTCAACAATGGTGTCAAAATCTATATATTCACTATCTGGATTCCACTGAAGAACTACAATATCACCTTCACTTGGATGTATCTTCCTTAGCTTTACCATATTTTTCTTAATCAATTTCTTTTTCTGCCTCTTATTCATTCTTGTAATATTCTCCATCACCATATCTACAATTCCATAAATCTATCACTTTATCGGCAAGTTCCTTTTCTCTATATGTAATATTTAAATGCTGCGAAGAAGCTCCGCATTTTGTACATCTGACATAAGCTGTGTTTTCATAACTCCAACCACTCTGAACATACTTTATTTCAGCTTTCCCACCGCAAAACGGACAAGGTTTAAGCTTTATTTCATTATCAGTTGTATTATTTTCCATCATTCTCACCTACCTAAAATATTGATACATGCACTCGTTTCTATATTTTTATATTAGACTTTGCTCAATCATCTTTTTCTACTTGATCTTCATTCAACAAACCAAATTTTCGTAAATAATATTGTTTGGTTTTATCATCGACTCTACAATAAAAATTATGTCTTCCTGATTTCTGTAAAGATAATGTGTTTATATTCAGTTCTGCATTCATAATAATCAGTAATTCGTTTAATGTAACATCATAGCAATGGAACGTTTCGCCTATTAAAAGCTTATAATATTTCTTTTCTAATTCTGTTATTATTCTCACCTACTTTCACAATCACAAGAAACGTGGTTTTTATTTGATTTTTACAAATCTTCCTGCTTCACAGACCTCGTAACCTCAATCTCCACAGGCTTAACATCCGACTAATACAGCCGTACTTTGTATATTTAAGATGCTTGTCGCAATCTCAAACCTTCTGTTAATATATTCTCTGCTGCGTTTATATCCCTATCATGCATCGCTCCGCATTGAGAACAAATCCATTCTCTTACAGATAAATCCTTAACGCCTTTATTCTGATAACCACAGCAACTACATATTTGAGAACTTGCAAAGAATCTATCTACCTTTATATATTCTCTGCCATACCATTTAGCTTTGTAAGATAATTGTCTAGTTAATTCATACCAACTACAGTCAGATACCGATTTCGCAAGATTATGATTTTGTCGCATACCCTCTATATTCAAATTCTCACTCACTATCACTTGGTTTTCGTTTATAAGCTTGTGAGAAATCTGATGTAAGTTATATAATCTGATATTACGAATTTTCTCATATACCTTTGCTACTTTTATTCTCTGTTTTTCATAGTTGGTACTGCCCTTTTGTTTCTTAGAAAGCCTTCTTTGTTCTTTTGCCAACTTATCTTCATATTTCTTTGTAGTAAGAATGTTATTAAATTTCTCACCATTGGAAGTGATAAGTAAATCTTTAATGCCTAAATCAATACCAATTGAATTATTGCTCTTTGGCAAATATTCGTATTCTGTCTCAAATAATATTGAAGCATAATATTTGCCAGATGGATCTTGTGAAATTGTCACAGAACTAATTCGTCCAACAATTTCACGACTATATATTATTTTTAACATTCCGACTTTTGGAAGTCTTAATCTATTCTTTTCAATAAATATAGTAGGTTTCCCATTTGGGCTTATATTGCGATTTGTTTTATATGACTTACGATTATTCTTCTTACTTTTAAATTTGGGATATCCCCTATTTTCAGTAAAGAACTTTTTATAAGCAGCATCCATATTAAATATAGCGTTCGTAAGAGCATATTTATCTACTTCCTTTAACCATTCATATTCTTTTTTAAGTACACGATTGACATAATTGTTGCAATCAGTTTTACTCATTGAAACTTTTTCAAATTCATATTTATCTTTTTTATATGATAAACATTGGTTATATACAAATCTCACACAGCCAAAAGTTTTTTGAATTAGTTCTTCTTGTTCTTTGTTTGGATAAATCCTATATTTATAAGCTTTAAACATTTATTATCACCTCCGTTCCTTTGATTTTCCAACCTCTTAAAGCCTTTATTTTAGGGCATTTCAGAGATTACTTTTTATTATTCTCTACTAATCTTGATACTCGACATGATAATCTGCCATTTCAATTTCATCTCCACAAGGTAATTCAGGAATTGCATCTTCTCCATATTCCCATCTAATAGCAAGACTTCTATTGCAATCACAACCAAAATTACCTTCTGTGAAATAGAAAATTGCACTATCTTCTGGATATTCATATCCTAAGTCATAATGAATGACAAATGTTTTGTCCTTATATTTGAGAGTAGCAACAAAAATTGTCCTCTTATGAGTCATAATTCCATGTTTACAATCAGTTGCCAGTCCTTGTTTCTCGTATTTATCCTTCCTGATTAACTGAATAAACTTGTTCTTTTCTTCTTCAGTATTAAAATAGTAATAACCCTCTTTTATACCTAAATCTTTCTCGATGGATGGATTGGCATCGTGGTTCCATGCACCACCCCAAATATGAACCATCCATTCTTCTTTCTTGCTCATATAATTATCCTCCTAATGGTCTTTCATATGTAACCAACTTCTCAACAATCAGATCCTTTGGAAGTAAATCTCTACAAAAATATGCTGTTGCAAATGGACTACCTTTAACAACAGCATCCATATGATCCTTATCGTGATAACAAATTCTTGCATCAAAACTAAGAATCTGAATACCATCCTTAAAATACTTATATCTTGTTTTACCTTGAAGGGAATTTAGCGGCAGAAGAACCGCAAATGGTTTGTTGAACGAATAGAGTCTTTCTAAGACCTTATCCTTAATTGAGAATGGTGGATTACTTACTATTAAATCCCAATGTTCAGGTTCGTATTCAAAGAAATCCTGACCTTCAGCTAACGAACTTCTTACTACTCTATAACCTAATTCTGTCAATCTTTTGTTAAAAGAAGACCATTCCTCATCAAATGGAAGCCATATAATCTTACCTTTTGGAAGATATTTGACAATGTGATCCACTGCATAATAAGGTGTGTATAACTCATTGTCTTCTTTATCTGATGTTAAATATCCTACATTTAATGCCAATACTTGTACCTAAGTGCTGCGCAGCTTACCCATGGTACTCTTATCCTTTCCTTAATTGTAATTACATTGATATATTCTCTATTACTTCTTTCTAATACTCCATAAATAAGGACTGCTACATCCACAATGATGAATACCATCACTCAATACACATCTTCTACAATCTTCATATTCTTCATGTGTGCTACAATATTCTTTAACTGTATTTATAGCATTTATGATTTCTTCATTTATGGATTCTGGTTCAATATACTCTCTTTCTTCAATTCTCATAATTAATCACCTTTGTCCTAAATATTGTATAATTTTCGTGACAAACCAAGAAACCAAAATTTCTTGTTAGTTTTACTTTTCACTATATGTAAATAACTTCTCGATTCTAATATTCTTATCATCACTTTTTTCTTTATTACTATCTAAAAGTGTTTTCGTTTCTTTCTGCCAAATGCACTTAAAATCATCAGGCATGTTATATTCACTAATTAAAACAGTATTATTTACACTTGCCTTCTTAACCCATTCGTAAAATTCTTCATATGGGAAGCCTCCAGTTGAATACTTTGTTGTATCACGATATGGAATGTCACAATAAATAACATAGTTTTTAATTTTGTCTAATGGGATATCTCTGAAGTCGAATACTTCAAATTGAATATTTTTAAGATTTGGGATTTGTTTGATAGTATTTTTATATGCCTCTAAGGAATAATTACGTTTTCCAACTTTATCTCTTCTGTATCCACCAAACCATTTTCCACCATATGA